CTGAAGTACGGCGTCTGGAGTACTGTTAAAGAGTTCGAGCAAGGATTTGCACCTGTGGTTGAATACAAACGAAAAGGAGACGCAGTGAACTGGGTTAAGGGAACTGGTAGTGCTTTATGCATTATTCAGCCACTTGTACAAGCTAAGTCGTTTAGTGTTGCTACTAATGCTGTTAGTAATATGGTCAATTCTATAAGAGAGACCTTTAAAGAAAACGGATACGATGAAAGTAGTGAACCTATAATGTACTTTACTGATAGTGACGGTAACTTTAGAAAACAATTGAGTTCACTTATTCCGTATAAGGGCAACAGAAAGAACTATGTACGACCTTACTGGTTTAACGCTATTAAAGAGATGTTAAAAGATAGGTATAATTGTGTGCAAGCTGTGGAAGAAGAAGCTGACGACTGTCTTGGCAGAGACGGCACAAACGGTCAGGATTGTGTGATCGCGTCTCTAGATAAAGACATGTTAACAATTCCGGGCAAACACTTAAATTGGGTTCGCAGAACTATTACGAACATAAGTGAAAGGGAGGCAATGTTTAACTTCTACTCGCAACTACTACAAGGCGATGTCGCAGATAACGTAGTAGGTATTAAAGGTATGGGTCCAGTACGAGCTAACAAACATTTGGAGCGACAGGTGTCTCTACAAATTGAAACGGAGGGTAAAAGCTCGTACGAAGATTCCACACAAATGTATGAGTCGCAGTTACACAGCGCCTGTTCTACAAAATATTTAGACTTTGTTATTCACGGAGTAACTAACGCAGCTAAGACAGATGTTGCACTATCGCTTCATGACATGGACGTTTATGTAAGTTGCGCCAAAAAGTGGTTAAATTCAAACGCTAATCTTTTATGGATTAGGAGAACTGGTAGAGAGCAATGGGGACGAGATCAGATAACATTACAATCCTATCAAAAGACGAACCCTTCAACCCGTACGAAATCTTCCTGATAGATGTTGAAGGTACGACATATAACTTAGATATATCACAAGTGTTACATTCAGAAGATGGAGGCTTCATGTTCTTATTTACAGAAGAAAATGATTACCCCGCAATTTGTTTTAACACAGAGCAAGTACACATGTACATGATGAAAAAGAAAGGTGAAGAATGGCCAATAGACGATCTTATAGAGGTATAACATATCGTTCGCAATTTGAACGTAGGATAGCAGAGCACCTACACAAGATGCGAATTCCGTTCAAGTATGAACCGTTCGAGTTAGGGTACTACTTACCAAAACTCGGCTTGTGCGATTCTTGTGGAGGAACTAAGGTGCTAATATACCGTAGGTATGTACCCGACTTTCTTGTAGCGGATAACATTTTAATAGAAGCTAAGGGAAGATTCACATCTGTAGATAGAACCAAGATGAAATTGGTGTGTCATTGGAACCCTGAGTACGACGTACGTATGATGTTTCAACGAGACAATTTTATTACCAAGAGGCACAAAAAACGCTACAGTACATGGTGCAAGGAACACGATATACCTTATGCCTTTGATGAAAAGGGTCACATACCTAAGTGGATAACCGTTTGAGGAACCACGATATGCATGATACTGAACACTATAAAAGTACGTCTTTGCTTGTTATTGGTGACAGTCACGTTGAACCTGAACAAGACTTGTCAAGATTTAATGCTCTAGGACACTTGTGTCTTGAACACAAACCTGATATAATTCTATCTATTGGTGATTTTTTATCTTTAGACAGCCTTTCTGCTTGGGACGCCGATAAGAAGAAGACAATGGAGGGTAAAAGATATTGGGACGACGTTAGTTCAGGTAACAGTGCGCTTGATGCTTTGGAGTTACCTATAACATGTTATAATTCGGTTCAAGCTCAAAAGAAAAGAGCACAGTATAAACCTAGAAAGATATTTCTAAAAGGTAATCATGAAGACAGATTAGACAGGTACATAGAAAAGAACCCTATACTAGATGGTGCTGAAATATCTATAGAGTACAACATGAACTTGCACAAACGTGGTTGGCAGGTAGTGCAGTATAAAGAACACCTTGTTATAGACGACGTGGCTTTTACACACATACCTATCAGTAACAACGGAAAGCCAATAGGTGGTAAGTACGTTTGCCAAAGAGCTTTAGATTTATATAACTACTCTATTGTGTTTGGACATACGCACAGATTAGAAGTAGCTAATAAACACAGGCACGGTGGAGAACACTTACAACAGTCTTTAAATTGTGGATGCTTCTTTGATCACGTACCTGATTACATGCAAGGCGCAACTACAGATTACTGGCGTGGTGTTGTACTAATTGATATTACACAGCCAATGAGGTTTGATATCAAAACTATTTCTATGTCTCATTTAATGCAGGAATACAGGAACCATGAAACGCAATAATGCTATTTCCAAGACGCATCAAAAACTAGCTCAACATTTGTTGAGTAAAGAAAAAGACCCGTTGCTTATAGCTGCAACACTTACTAAAAGCTGTTTGCTAGAGAAGGCTACTTTAACTATCAGACCGACTGAGTTGTTTCTCAGTACCGTTGATGTATTAAGTGGAGCACCAGTATTCTCATACCAGCGATTACCTGATGCATTGTCAACTATAATGACTGAGGTACTAGATAAGGCTAAGTTGGGAGAGATAACAATAGAGATACCGTGTAAGTACCTAGTAGAGCCTGTGGATGACGACTACTGGGAATACAGAGCAGTAGCTGAAATAGTAGAGGAGATAGATCGTGGGAAAGGAGGAAATTAGGCGTAAGCGCCCAGAGAAGAGAACCAAGGACTCTCTTTTTCGGGAATTGGCACAATCACAATACAGTCAGAAAGTGGTACGTAGTAGAAGGAAGTACGACCGCAATCAATGCCGTCAAACTGACTGGTTAACTGATACAGATAACGTATAGATACAGGAGGGTAGCAACGTATGTCGAAATACATGGATGACTATCAGACTTTTATACACAAGTCTCGATACGCTAGATGGCTAGATACAGCGCAACGCAGGGAAAACTGGGATGAAACCGTTGAACGATATGTATCATTTTTTCGTGACTTGGGAGAACAACGCGGATGGAAACTAGAGAATACTTTATACAATACGATAACATCTTCGATGCTATCTCTGGAGGTTATGCCCTCAATGCGAGCACTGATGACCGCTGGACCAGCCCTTGCCCGAGATCATACAGCGGCTTACAACTGTGCCTATCTAGCGATGGACAAGGTGTTCAAGTTTTCGGAACTAATGCACTGTCTACTGTGCGGGACGGGTGTTGGTTACTCAGTGGAGTCGAAGTTCGTAAACGCTCTTCCAGAAGTATCGGAAGAGATGTTTGAAACGGATACTATTCTACATGTCGCAGATTCTAAAGACGGTTGGTGTAGAAGTTTTAAGGAATTGCTCGGGTTGTTATATAATGGGCAAGTACCAAAATGGGATCTCAGTCAGATTCGGCCCGCAGGCGCTAGACTTAAAACGTTTGGAGGGCGTGCCTCCGGGCCAGAACCGCTGGGTGAACTATTCCAATTTTGTGTCAAGCTGTTTAAGGCAGCTTGCGGAAGACGATTGCACTCAATAGAAGTACACGATTTATGCTGTAAGATTGCAGATGTTGTTGTGGTTGGAGGAGTTCGTAGAAGCGCACTGATTAGTTTAAGTGACTTGGATGATTCCAAAATGAGGGACGCTAAAAAGGGCGAGTGGTGGAGAGAAGACAAACAGCCGTACAGGGCGTACGCCAACAACAGTGTTGCGTACTCAGAGAAACCTGATGAAAGTACTTTCTTAAAAGAGTGGTTGTCTTTGATGGAATCTAAGAACGGAGAACGAGGAATATTTAGTAGGCAAGCTGCTAAGAAACACTTGGAACGTAACACATCTAGGAACGTAGAACACGAGTTCGGAACAAACCCTTGCTCCGAGATACTTCTACGTGACAGACAGTTCTGTAATCTCAGTGAAGTAGTTATTAGAGCAGATGATTTCTTTGACGATGTAAAAGAGAAAGTTAAAGTGGCTACAACGATTGGTACAATGCAGTCCGCTCTGACAGACTTTCATTTTTTGTCCAAGGTTTGGACGTCTAATTGTGAGGAGGAGCGGCTACTAGGTGTGTCGTTAACCGGTATAATGGACCATGAAGTATTCAGTGGTCAGATAGAATCGTGCCCCGGACAACTTTCGCAATGGTTGCGAGAACTGCAAAAGGTTGCTGTTGAGACTAACAGAGAGGTAGCTGAAGCTATTGGAATACATGCGTCTACGGCGATTACTTGTGTAAAGCCCAGTGGAACGGTGTCGCAGCTTGTGGATTGCAGTCCGGGCATACATCCTCGTTTCTCTAAGCACTACATACGTACAGTGAGAGGAGACAAGAAAGATCCTATATCCCAGTTTATGATTGATCAAGGAGTAACGTGCGAACAGGATGTTACAAAAGACAGCCATTGGGTGTTCTCCTTTACAAGAACAACGCCTGATGGTGCTATTACTGCGTCAGATATAACAGCTATTCAACAACTGGACTTGTGGAAAATATATGCTGAAAACTGGTGTCATCACAAACCATCTTGTACAATATACGTAGAAGAGGGCGAGTGGCTAAATGTGGGCTCTTGGATTTACGATAATTTTCATTTGGTATCTGGTTTATCGTTTCTTCCTAAGTCAGATCATGTATACAGACAAGCACCCTATCAAGCTATATCAGGGGAACAGTACCAGCAGTTTGTAAGTAACAGTCCTAAGCTGGTAGAATGGTCTAACCTGTCTTCGTACGAGTATGAAGATACTACTACAGGGTCGCAAGAGTATGCGTGTACTGCTGGTGTGTGTGACATAGAGTAATAAAGCTATGCCCAAAGTATCGCTAGTGAAACGGGTAGAGGGTGGGCATCAACAGGTTGTTTTACTAGCAACGGTGCAACTCGGGGACGTAGATCTCTAGTCACCGTTTACTTTGGGCTCTTTATCTATAACTGTTATAGAAAGGGGAGCAAGCGGATGAGGTATAAACATGAGTAGAGATACAAAGTCTAACTACTACGATGCCGGTGGAATAGAGGTTCTGGATATAGTAAAAGCAAAGCTGGAACCCTGCCAGTACAAGGGTTACCTTTTAGGTAACGCTTTAAAGTATCTGACAAGAGCTAACTTTAAAGAAGATAGTAAACGGGATATAGAGAAGGCTAGTAACTACTTGAAGTTTCTACTTGAGACTTATAATGAGGACTAGAATGCACCCTGTACACACAGAACGAGTACTAAAATGCAACGGATGCACACAATGTTGCAGAGGTCCAGACAGGCTACTACCCATAGACCCGTCTCAGGCCGTCATATACGACACACAGCAGATTCCTTTTTATGGAGGATACCTGACAGTGCTTGCCATGAAAGACAACTGTGATTGCGTCTACTTAGACGAGAACGGATGTTCTATTTGGGAAGATCGACCTGTAGAGTGTCGACAGTACGATTGTCGTCAACACATGAGAAGTGAAAAAGAACGGAGACGCTTACCTCACGTAGCGTTAGCGTCTCAGTTATTAACTAATAGAATGGAATCCTAGCAGGGGGGGGCAGGTATTTTCTATTTACATATGGGGTAAGTATTGCTGTCTCTGCTTGTCTGCTCTTTGCGGTTCAAAGGTAGGTATTTGAGAACGGTTTTGTTCATCAGTCTGACGGATATACCATCTTCCATGTTGATCACGCTGCCAGTTCTGTTGTTCTAGCTTCCTCTTGGGATCAATTTTTATCTGCGGCAAAAGGATTCCTATTCCTTCCATTAGTTCTCTTTCTGTTCTACTGAATTTATTCTTAATTTTCATAGCTAACGCTGCTTCTGGATTATAGGTATTAAATAGTATTCTTGAATAAGTTCTCATCTGTTTAACCAGCGTCTCTACTACCCACTTTTTGTTTAAATCGTCAAGTTCTCTGTATCGCGGAGACTTGAGCAGGTGGTTACCGTAATGGTGAAGTAGTTGTCCCGTGTGACCATTTATGAGTCTATTAGCCCCAGAATCTCCTGTTTTAGCGTACACTAAACCTTTATCAACTTTTAATCTGTCTACTTCTCGCTCAACAATGCTTTTAAACCGGGGATTAAGTCCAGTGTACTGTCTCTTTATAGGTTCTGCTGATCTTATGGGAGGGATAGTGAATGGATCGTAGTTCTCATCTCCGTGAAAAGGACTGGAGTGCGGAGGAAGAGATGTCTGAAGTACAGGTAAGTTTGCAAAAAATGGTGCTAGTACACCATTCTCTTTTACACTACGTAGTATATCAGAGTTCATTGCAAACGGTAACCCGCCGGGCCACAGTGCAAGATCAAGTTTGCTTGTAAAATCCGCTACTTGCCTGAACGGTATACCAAAAGTCCCAATGTATTGACCCGTAATATATTGCATATAGTTCATTGCTACATCAGGATCTTTAGAAAGCAATGCTCTGCTTAACGGAATTGCAGTACCGGCAGGACGAGATAACCCCGAACCTTCTTTAAGAATATTCTTAACATCGCTCCATTCCAAGTCACCCTTTAACACTTTTATAGTTGTATCAGCGTATAACAAAGATGCCGCTAACGGACTGTAAGATCTGGCATCTACGACTCTCCCTGTAGGTCGTCCCTCGTCATCTAGTTCATTCAGTTCATACCACTTCTCACCCGCGTGTTCGGATTGTCGTAACTCCCACGCGCTCCACAGTAACGCACTACCTAACATACCCCTGCTAGTAATCCTGGCAGCCTCTTTGGGATTATTCTTAAACATTTCAACCGGCTTCTTGAGCAACATGTCAACTGGACGTGACAAGTGACCGTGTTTGGTAAGCGCAATAAATCCAAGAGGACTGTGTTCAAACATATACGGAAGAGCGTTACCAAACATAAATCGCGGAAATGGATTGATCAACGATAGAGCTGGATTATTACGCCACTTCCTGACAAACTCTCTACCCCAAGCACTTCTTGGACTAGCCGCAAAAGTTGTCTCAAGAGTAAATCGTACTATATCTTCTATTTCCTCAGAAGTAAACGCGTTAGGAGGAAGATTGTTAATATCAGTGTAACCTTTTCTCGCAGCGAGTTGTCTTATCTTACCTTCAGAAACTGCACGTCTCCAAAACAACTCCTGCGGAGCATTTGCCCAGTTTAAGACTTGGATAGCAGTTCCTCCCATAGTTTCCTGAACGGGCGCTGATATCATTCTTGTAATATGCGCTGCATGTAGCTGCTGCTCTGCATTCAACTCTTTCGTTTTAGATAAACCGGTTAAACTTAATATCTCGTCTATGACCTGATCAACTTGTTTAACGTCTTGGTCAGTGAAACGCACAGCAGGAAAAGGCATCTGCCTACCTTTTATTCTTGGACGATTCTTGGCTTGATTACGCATCGTAGCTTTCCAGTCACTTTTTATAGTAGGCCAAAATCCAGACAGTAGATTCATGTTGCCCCTGAATTCTTGTTGCCACGTTCTCATTTTCAAGGCATCCTTTCCGCTAGTACTTGATCGTATAGCACTTTGTAGAACTTCATCTATTACATTTAAAGAAAACCGTCCAGCTTGAGATGCAAAGTTACGAGTCGCAGTTACTAACTGACTAACCATAGCCCCACGACGCACATTCTCTGAAACTTGCCAAATTCTGTATAACTGATCCAACGGTGTGTCGTCGTCGGATACAGCTTTTAAAAATTTAAGTGCTTCGGGATTATCTCGGTACTTGAAAGCAAGTTTTTTTGATAATTGACTAAGCTGATTTAACTCCTTACCTGCAAGTGACACAGTAGTAGCGTATTCCCGTGCAAAATCTTCTGCCGACAAATTGTATTTTGTAAGAAAATAATCCAGTGCTTCTACATGCAGATCTTCAGTAGCAAGTTGTTTTGTTAGCCATCGAAAAATCGGCAGGTTGGCTTCGACAGGTGTTTCTGACGCCGCTGCTGCCTTGTAT